TGCCGAGTTCAAGTTGCGGCATTCCAATGCGAAGCGTCAAATCTACTGCGGAATTGTCTGCAAAGTTTGCTACAAGCGAACTGTTGACAAATGCGGTTGTTGCATCTGTGGCAGCAAACGCACTTGTATACCTTGTAAACGTCGCAGTTGGCGTCAGCGTAGTGTTTTGTGCAGTCAGGCTTGTGCCACCGGAATTGTTGTAACGAATGCCCAACGCAAAAAGCGCAACATTTGCCAAACTCCCTGCAACCAGTTTTACATAAGCGGAAGCCGCCCAAGTTTGCCCGTTGCTTGCAACTACTTGCGTCTGGCTTTCAAACGTCAAAAGAGTGGAATTTCCGCCAGTGCCTGAAGTGCCACTAAACCGCACATCAACATAATTGATCCCGTTTTCAACGCCTGCACCAACAACTTCTCTTGACAGCCCATCAACAGTAGCATTACCCGTCCAATTCGTCGGCAACGTCCCCGGTGTGCCAGCAACCGCACCAACCATAGTGTTGTTGCGGATCATGTTATTCGGCGCATACACCAACGCCCCCGTCGAGTCGAACAGCGTAGCCTGACTGCCTCGGGAGAAGGTGATGCGGGGGTCAAGTACGCTTGAACCAGCAAAGTTCAAGTCCAAAGACGAAAGCGGGTTAGATACACCCGCAGCGGACACACCGAAGCCGGACACTCCGATGTACGCATAACTTGATACCCCCGAACCACTAATCCCCATATTACTTGCCCGGCATACCCGACTGGATAATGGTAGTAGTTACAGTACCCGATCCAGCAGTTACGTTTACTCGGATTCCACGCACGGGAAACGCATAGTTACCGTCTTGGCTAGCCGTTTGACTCGCCAGCATTTCGTGGTTAAACCAATTGGCCGTAGCAGGGTTAAAGTTTGCTGCAAACACATTATCAAACGTATGCTGAACAGTGTATGTAGCACTTCCGGACACTACTGCACCAATCGACACGTTGAAGACCGGCATATAGTGATCCATGGCTGCTACACCAGTGGTCCCCACACCCGTTTGCGTAAGTACAATAGGAGTCATACGCCCTCCAGACGTTAATTAGACAGAAGCCGGGTTAGCAGCACCGTTCGACTCGCGGACGATGTACGAAACCACCAACGTGCCAGCACCAGCCGACGAAGCACCGACCGACAACGTGTAGGTCATGATGGCATCCGTCGAGCCGACATTCGCCCAAAGCGCCGCAGCAGCCGTCGTGGCAGCAGCCGCAACCGAAGCCACACCCGCAGTCGTGATCGTCGAGGCGGTCGAAATGGCCGTAGCACCAATCGAAAGCGTAATGGTCGAAGCAGCCGTGAAGGTCGTGGTCGTGATGAACTTGATGTCCGTGATCAACGCGCCAGCCGGGATCACCACAGCGGTCGAAGCAGCAGAATCAGTGTATGCCACCGCCTTGGACTGACCGACAATCGTCGCGCCCATGTTGCGGATAAGACCAGCAGTCGTGCCAGTCGTGTTCTTAACGGTGCCCAGAAGCCACGGGCCAAGATGCGAAGCAAATGCCATTTTAAATCTCCTTTATGCACAAGTCGCCGTACCATCTGTGCATCGTCCTCTAGGCAGGTTGGTACGACTAAAAGTCCTAGTCCTGAGCGATATATACGCTTGTCAAGATAGGGTGTCAACATCTCTGAAGATCCAATTTTTAAATGGACCTCGCGTCAAAGGTTTTCCTGAGTTTAAAGCGCGGTTCACGGTCGTAGGTTTTAGCCCGAGAGTTTCACGAAGAGTCTTAATATTCGGGTAAACCATAGCAGTCCCGTCAGGTTGAATTACTACGACTCGACGACTTACTTTTTCAATAAACGAGGGATCACGGGGTTTGCCGTAATTCGGATTACGCTCTCCCGATACACTGGCTGCGATTTTTGCGCGTACTTCAGCAGGGCGCGGTTTACCCAATAGCCGCATACGTATTTTGTCACGGGAGTCTTTCCGGTGGCGACGACCTCTCCAGTTTTGCGCGGCGAGTTCCTCGGGAGTTCGTTTCCTACCCCAAGTCGGACTAAGTTCCCCGCTTTTACCAAGCATCGGTGCAGTAGCGTCTACACCAATGTTGTAGCAATAGTCTTTACCTACATGTTCTTTGAGCCATACGTTTTCTGCAGTGAGTAGTTTTGTAGTGTCTGCTACCTCCTCAACAACCACAAAAACAAATGACTTTTCTCCGTACTTTGCCCATGCGGCCTGCAGGTGACTGTTGTTGTGGCGATTGTTACGTAACTCCGTGAAATGACGTGCTTTGCGGCGGCGCAGATTTACTGCACTACCTACATAGAACTTGTTGTTGACGACATTGATGATTTTGTAGATTCCAGATTTCATACAGGTAACTGTACCTGATTCAAACTAATAACACAATATATAAAAAAGAAGGGGGCCGAAGCCCCCTTCCTAAGCCGCAAGTGCTTGATTTATCAGGTCGAACCTGACGAACCGAAGACTCCGAGCGGGTCACTCCAGCCAAAACTGTACCTCTCGCGGGCCTTATATCGGACGTTGCCGGTATCGAAATCACCATCCATGGAGTTCGCAAGCGGGGTACGCACGAAGTGCTTCAGGCCATTCGGCACGTCCGTGATCAGGAACCACGCATTCGGGTCCGTCAGGAAGTGGTTGACCTTGTAGCCTTCCGGAATCGAACCCATCGCCTTCAGAGCGTTGATGTCGTTGTCGGTCGTGCCAACACGGAGTTCCGTGTCGAGAAGACGCTTGGCAACGAACATCAGGCTCGGCGGGACGATCAGTTTGCGCGGCTTGGCAGCAATCAGCAGGTTACGCTCATCGGTCCAACCGGCAATCTGAATCACCGCCGCTTCAAGCGAGGTTTCGTTCAGGTCCGACTGGGTCGAGAAGGTGTTGCTGTTTACGCCACCCGAAACAAGCGGATGCGAGGTGTTGCAGAGCGACACACCGTCACCACCAGTCGGGCCACCAGAGAACGCCGCGTTCAGAACGGCAGCGCCCTTGACCTGCTTCGTGTACGCCATGGCGCGAGCAAGAGCCTTCGTATAGCGCTTGCTGAGCGAGTCGTACAGGTTGTCCTCAACCGCCTCTTCCGTGATGGAGAAGCCGAGAGCAATGGTCTCGTGGTTGTAACGAGCCGTCCATGCTTCCTGCGCGTTGTCATACGCAATGGCGGAACCCTCGTTCTTGACGGGGGCAGCGGAGAACCCGCTCAGTTTCGTTTCTTCTTCAAAAGAACGCTCGGAGGTCTCGGTCTCGTAGATCTCCTTGTGTTCCTCACCGTAGGTCTTGTACTCCATGCCGAACAGGGCGTTCAGGCCGGGGAGCAGTTCCTTCAAAAGTTGTGCGCGTGAAATAGCCATTTTCTAATGCTCCCTATTAGGTACCAGACGAGTTGTTATACGCATGGTAGCCAGCGTTGAACTTGACGATAAACTCGACAAAGTTCCCACTGCTGTTCGCAGTGTCAGGCACCACGTCAACAACACGCAACGGCAGCGAAGTCGTCACGTTGTTCACGAAGATACCCATACGGCTGTTGCCAGTCGTGCTTGAACCCGTGTTGAGGACGAGTTCCGCGTTGGCACCGAACGTGTTCGCACGGCTCTTGTAAGCCGGGAGAAGTCCGCCCGAAGTGCTGTCCGCCACGTTGCTCGTCACCGACACGACCTTGAACAGAGCGTTCGGGTCATCCGCCACATAAGCCATGATGTCATCCGCCGCAACACCACCGGGGTAGTACTGCGAGAACAACTTCTGCTTCGTGGCCGGGTTCGTGTACGAGCAGCCAAGGAACACACCAATCACGCCAGCAAGCGGCGAAGTCTGCGCCTGAAGCGTGGTGATGATCACGTTACCGCTACCGTTCAACTGGACAACGTCACCGTTGAAGATGGCCGTGCCGTAAGCGTTGCCAATCGGAATCTGCCGAGTAGCACCAGCGAACGGAAGACCACCAACCAGATTGACCGGCTCAAGCCCGTAAGGGGCGTCAATAGTTGGATAAGCCATTTAATACTCCTAAAAGTGAATTATTTGCCTCGACCGAACGTCGTTGTCGAACGCTTCTCACTAAAGAGCGGCATCCGTTCGTCGTTCGTTCGCATAAAACTGTTGTCCACTGACTCCATCTGAGAGTTAGCCATGCGGGAATAGTAGTCATTCCGCTGCTTGACCATCTCTTCCAGGGCCTTGCACAACAGCAATCCACCGACCTCAACATTGTCCTTAAATCGACTGTTAGGGTCGGCATACAGCATCAACTCGGGATGATCAGCAGCCTTTACAGGTTCCCAACCTTCCCTGAACTTTGCAGACGTGTTGGTGGGATCTGCTTGTCCCATCATGCTCGTCCGGATCCACCTGAACTCCCAACCCGGCTGTGCCTTCGGTGAAGGCAGGGTCTGCGGCGGGGTCCAAGCCTGTTTACGTTGCGCGGACTCTCGACTTTCGAGTTCTCGTGCGAGTCTATTCTCAGCCATTTTAGTTAGCCTCCAGTTTCATAAGTTCTCGTGCGTACTGTTCGTTACTCAACCCCAATCGCTTGGCTAGAGCAACTTGAGACGGTGTCAGGCGGACCTGACGCGGCGCGGTTGACCGCGTTACCGGAGCCACTACGTTGGCTGGTTTTGTGCGAGGGGCAGTTTTAGGCTGCTCCTTCGTTTGAGGGGCCTCTTCTTCGGCATTTTCAAATGCTTCCGGAAAACGCTTCCTCATAGTCGCATTGACTCGGTCGTAGTAATCGTCGCTTCGTGGATCGACTCCGGACCGGACTAATTTTTCATGCAGGCCAAGTGCGAGGGCAGTCATCTCCTCATCTGTACCAAACCAAGGGTTCTTTTCTCGCCACGACTCGGCTTTTGGGTCCGAAACGGGCTGAACCTGTTGTGGTACTTGTACCTGTTGGGGTTGTTGTACACCCTCATTATCATTTTGTAAAGAGGGCTTAAATTTCTGGACTTCCTTAATCCTTAATTTGGCGTCGGTAAGCAATTCCTGTGCTTCGGTGATCTTTTCAGCATCGCCCGACTCATAAGCCTGCTTCAGTTTCTCCTTAGCCACCGTCAAATCGGTATTAGCCGACTGTGTAGCCTGCTGGATAAATGCCTTCTCGCCTACGCCAAGACGCTGCTTCAGACGGCGGTTTTCCTCCATCTGGGCTTGGGCAAATCGCAGGGCTTCTTCCTTCTCCCGAGCGACGGCTTCCTTGGCACGACGCTCGTCATGC